TGCCCTATAACTCAGATGGTAGAGTGCCGAACTGTTAATTCGGATGTCCCTGGATCGAGGCCAGGTGGGGCAGCGTGATATAATTATATAAAGATTCCTAAAGGAGGATATCATGGCAGCAAAAGGCAGTCTAGAAGCAATCATTGAGGTTGCAAAGAAAGAGTTGGGCACAATCGAAGGCCCTAAAGATAATGAAACAAAGTACGGTGCATGGATTAAGGTTAACTTCCAACCATGGTGCCAGTCCTTTGTTTCTTGGTGTGCATTTACTGCGGGAGTAAAATCATTCCCTAAGTCTGCATCAACAGTAGCAGCATCAGATCAATTCAAGAAAGAAAAGCGTTGGTCAGATGCTCGTAATGATGATCCACAGCCAGGAGACTGGATCTATTTTGATTTCCCAGATGATGGTGTAAATCGTATTTCACATGTTGGTCTTTGCATTAAGAACAACGGTGATGGAACTATCCAAGTTATTGAAGGAAATACTTCAGGAACTGCAAAGGGAGACCAGCGCAATGGCGGAATGTGCGTAGAGAAGACTCGTGCATATGTAAAGAATAACAAGAAGAAGTTAGTTAATGCTGTTGTTGGTTGGGGCCGTCCAGTTTACACTGGTGAAGAAAACGCTCCACTACTAAACAAGTTAGCAGCAACACCTGCCAAGTCAACATCTGCCGATGCTGCGAAGAAGGCTGCAAAGAAACCATCTGGTGGTGGTGGAGGAAAGCCACAGGTAGCACTATAATGGAGTCAAGAAGAAAGTCATTGCTAAAGACTATAAGTTGGCCATTCGTTCACTTTACTTTTGTTTCTGGAATAATTTATTTCGTTCTAAAGTACTATACTGGAGAGGCAGAGTGGGAGTATGTTGGTCTATACGGACTATCATATCTAACACTAGAAATGACTTTCTTCTATCTTCATGAAAGAATTTGGGCCAAGTTTGGAAAGAAGGTAAAGTAATGCGTATTAAGATAATTAGAGCAGTAGTAAAATTACTTGGATATGAGTGGGGTGGAGACAAACTTAATGCCCCTATCTGGACTGTAAAAGAAAAGAAAAAATCTAAGTAAATGGCATTATACGAATACGATTGTATGCCTTGCGGTCAAAGGTATACAAAAGAAAGATCAATTAAAGAAGACGACCCAGGGTATGGTTGCGAAACTTGCAATCTGCCTCTGGTTCGTGTATACTCTAATGTAGGAGCAGTATTCAACGGTAGTGGATTTTATTCCACTGATAACAGAAAGCGGTAGTATAATGTTTAGTATGATCAAAGACAAGACTGAAGAAAAGCAATGGACTCTAACACCTCATGATCGTTGTGACAGATGCAGTGCTGAAGCCTTAGTCAAGGTTACTGGAATAACTGGAGATTTATTCTTCTGTGGTCACCACTACAACAAGGTTATGGCTATTCCAGATGGATACAATAGCATGATGTCTTTTATGATCAGCGTAGTTGATGAGCGAGAAAAACTAACTTAGTAATGAATATCCACTATATGCTGAGAGATGCACACTGTGATGTAGATCAATTAAAAGATCTCTCAGACAGACTAGAGGACTCTGGATATAACTCAGTCTTGCTTACCTTTCATTCGGCCCAAGCAGACTATTTTATAAAGTCTGCTGCTGCACTTACGCCAGGCCATAAACTAAAGTATATGCTTGCTTTAAGGCCATACCATGTAAGTGCTCAGTATGCTGCGATGATGACTAGAGGGTATAGCGAAATAGATAAAGACAGACTTGTTTTTAATTGGGTTGCTGGAGACTTTCATGGAAGAGATGACGAGCCAGATATTGAATTTGATATCTTTGGAGAGTCAGAAGAAATAGATAGCATTCAAAAAAGAACTACCTACTTAAGAAAGTTTATGGATATGTACAAGTTGTACTGCCCAACAGCAGTAGTTCCACGAATGGTTTTTAGTGGTGCCTCTGACTATGCCATAGAAACGGCAAAAATGTTTAAGGGAACAACCTTATGCATGTTGGACACATATAGAGAGGGTCCAGAAAGGTTTGACGGACTTGCTGGCATAATGGTTAGTGCTGGAGTTGTTATCTTAGAATCAAATAAAGATATTGAAGAGTATAAGAGTAAACTTATTAATGTTAACCCTAGGCTATTAAGTTACTCAATAATTGGAGACCGTGAAACAGTCAAACAAAAAATAATTGAACTTGAAAATGAAAAGATAACCGATCTATTATTGTTTACAAATAACTTATTCTTTGGTTTAGACTGGAGCAAGAAAAATGATATTGCTGTAAACAATTTAGTTAAAGAAATAAACAGTGAGGCCAAACAGAATGATAATTAATCAAAAAGAATATGACTCAATCCTGTTTGTACATATACCAAAGACTGCTGGATCTTCAATTTCTAAAATATTAAATGATAATAATTTAGACAATTGGAAGAGAGAATGGCCAAGGCACCATGATCCATACTCATACTTAAAAGAAGCAAACCCAGTAGATGAGAAAGTGTTTTCTTTTGCTGTTGTAAGAAACCCATACACAAGAACATACAGTTGCTACAAGCAATACAACAAGGCTAATCAAACAAATATATCTTTTGCACAGTACCTAGACAATATTAAACAAGGAAAAATATCTCCAATAAGCCCACTACTTCATCTACCCCAGTCATTTTATATCATGGATCAAAATAATCTACAGGTAGAAAGACTTTATAAGTTTGAGAACCTAAAAGAACTAGAAGACGAACTTGGATGGACTCTTGGATTTTACAACGTGGGCAACTATGTGGTAGAATCGTATATAGAAGACTATACAGATGAGGCAATAGAAATGACTAAGTACTTTTACAGTTCTGACTTTGCAAACTTTGGATACTCTAAAGATTTTAATCAGACCCTGGAGACAAAATGAGAAAGATGCTAGAAGATTTTAACTTTAAGCAACATGGCAAGTACGATGTTGATCCAATCAGAAACTATATAGATAGTTTTTCTGAAGAATGGTTTATCAATACATCAAGACAAGACAACTACTATGTCCATAAGGATACAAACTCATACTTCGTGTACACCGCAAATCTTGGGTGGAAAGAAGGAGAAGACTTTTCTACTCAGACAACATCTAACGACAAGGATCTACTTGAACTTCTTGAGCCAATAATTTCAGACCTTGAAAAAATACACGATGGTGTTAGAGGCATGGTCCTTTTAATTAAGTTAAAGGCAGGACAAGATATTGCACCGCACCATGACTCAGGAGACTACCTTATGCTTTCAAAAAGAAATCATATACCAGTAGTAACTTCTGACAGCGTATTCTTTGGTGTGGGAGATGAAAAAGTCAAGATGGGTACTGGAGAATGCTGGGAAATAAATAACTCAAGACTTCATTTTGTAAATAATGGAAGTAAAATAGATAGGGTGCATTTGTTAATTGACATTATGCCAAACATAGAGATAGGTAAAAAATGATTATTCAGATTATTGGTCTGCCAGGTGCAGGCAAGACAGAGTTAGCCAAGGCACTCAAAGAAAGAATTAACGCTATTCATCTTAATGCAGATGAGGTTCGTGCAACAGTAAATTCAGACCTAGGCTTTAGCCCTGAAGACAGAATTGAACAGGCAAGACGTATGGGAGACATGGCTAGGCTTATTTCTAAGCAGGGAGTTGCTCCAGTAATCGTTGACTTTGTATGCCCTACCGACTTGACTCGTGCAGCATTTGGCAAGCCAGATATTTTAATTTGGGTAGACAGAATTGAGTCTGGAAGATTTGAAGATACAAATAAGATGTGGGAAGATCCAGAGTCATGCGATGTCAGAATCCCCTGTGGGATGACCGTAGAAGAAGAGGCTGACCTTATCATTGCTGCTTGCCAGTTACACGATTGGACAGCCCCTACAACCCTTATGCTGGGCAGATATCAGCCATGGCATGAAGGCCATCATGCTCTCTATAAAGAAGCGGGGAAAAGAACAGAGCAGGTACTTCTTGGAGTTCGTAATACCTACAATACAAGTGAGAAAGATCCACTTAAGTTTGATCAGGTAAAAGAATATATTGCCAAGGATGAATTTATGGACGGGGCATTAGTACTAAGATTACCAAACATAACCAACATTGTATATGGTCGTGATGTAGGTTATAAGATTGAACAAGTAGATTTGGGGGCAGACATTCATGCTATATCGGCTACGCAAAAGCGTAAAGAGATGGGTATCTAAGGTTTGGAAAGTAATTAGTAAAGGCCCTGACAATATGGAGTGGCCAGCATGAATGTATCCAAACAAAGATCAGCACTAAAGGCCATTACATGGCGTATAATTGGAACAGCAGATACATTTGCTATTGCTTGGCTTATAACCAAAGAGCCAGTTACAGCAGGTGCAATCGCAAGTTTCGAGGTAGTTACAAAAACAATCCTTTATTACTTCCATGAGCGTGGTTGGAATAAGGTTAAATGGGGAAGAAAATAATGACTAAGAGTATAGTTGTTGTTGGTGGTGGTAGTGCTGGATGGCTTACTGCTTTAACTGCAAAAAAGAAGTACCCTAAAGCAAATGTAACAGTAATAGAATCAAAAGACATTGGTATCTTAGGAGCAGGAGAGGGGTCTACCCCATACCTTCCTGCATTCTTGGAGACTTTAGATATAAGTTTTGAGGATTTAGTTAAGAACTGTGACGCAACTATAAAGAATGGTATTAGGTTTACTAACTGGAATAGCCAAGATGACTTTTACTACCATGGTTTTGCATTCACTGATGAGGCACTTGGAACGGAAACATTTTCCTCTAAGTTTTTATCTGCAAGCCCAATGCTTGTATCGAGTGTAGTATTAAATAATGGTGTGAAAGAAGTAGACTTTACAGAAACAATTTCAGAAAATAGCAAGGTCCCGTTTGTCCTTGAAAAAAATAAAGAAGGCAAAACCCTTTCAGATTATAAAAAGATAGGACATATTTCTTTTCATTTTAATGCTACAAAACTTGCAGCAAGATTTAAAGAGATAGGTGTTGAAAGAGGTATTGAGGTATTTGAAAATACTATAACCAATGTTCATCTAGATCAAGATAATAATGTCACAAGTTTAGACTTGGACAATGGATCTAAAATCCTGTGCGACTTTGTGTTTGACTGCAGTGGATTCCACAGGCTTATTATTGGAAAAACGTTTAATTCAAAATGGAAGAGTTACACAGACTTCTTGCCTACAGACTCTGCTATCCCATTCTTTCTTGACATGACAGAAAAGATTCCACCATACACAGAAGCAATTGCTATGAAGTATGGATGGATGTGGAAGATTCCTCTGCAGAATAGATTTGGTTGTGGATATGTATACGATTCATCTTTGATATCTGAAGAGGAAGCAATCAAAGAGGTTGAAGAGTTTCTAGGATTTGTTCCTCACTACCCAAGAAAAGATAAGGGTGGCTTCAGTTTCAGTCCAGGAGCATTCGAAGAGCCTTGGCAAAACAATTGTATAGCAGTAGGTTTGGCAGCAAACTTTGTAGAGCCACTTGAGGCGACATCTTTGTGGGTAAGCATGGTAGAGTTGACAGAAATATTTGCCAGTCCAGACTTCCTGATCAACAACTGTCCTGAGATCAGAGCAGAGTTTAATAAGATTATTGTAAATATGAATGATGACATTCTTAATTTCATATACTTTCACTATATGTCCTTAAGAAAAGATACACCGTTCTGGGATAAGTTCTCTTACGAAAATGCACCAGAAGCACTGAAGAAAAAACTAGATGTTTGGCAAAAAAGAATGCCAGGCAGCAGAGACAACGGGGATCACTGGAACTCTAAGAGTTGGTTCTTAGTTGGTTCAGCACAAGATAAAATAAATAAAGATCTTGCAAAAGAATACATAGAACTTTCTGATGAGTACAAAAGGGGAATAGATATGTACGACTATCACAAAAGTTATAGGACCTATAAGGTTTCAGAATGTGTAGATCATAGACAATTTTTGGAGGGATTAAAATGAAATTTAGAACAGAATGGATTAATGCTCTAAAGACAATGAGGCATAAATCTTATTGGAACCTACCTAATACGGTAGAGTTCTTTGCATTTATGACCAAGGCAGCAATCATTATCCCAGGTCTTATTTTTGGTGTTCAGTTTTGGTGGCTATATATATTTGCATTAGTAACTAGCCTATCTTTAATTTGGTCATCAACAGTTAAAACATTACCAACAATTATTTGGTTTAATATAATCTGGTCAATTCTTGCAGCAACTGCTATAATTAAGTATTGGGTCTAAGGGGGCACAAATGTTTGAATATTATGTAAAGAAAGTAACAAAGGTCGTTGATGGAGACACCATCGATGTCGAAATTGATTTAGGGTTTGATATTTCTTTTAGTTCAAGAGTCAGACTGGCTGGTATTGATACACCTGAGTCTCGTACAGCAGACAAGGCTGAAAAGGCTTTAGGACTGGAAGCAAAGGCTTATTTGAAGGCTGCTATTGACAGTGCTAAGTCTGTAGTGATCAAGACAGAGAAGATGGACTCTTCAGAAAAGTATGGCCGTATTCTTGGTTGGGTTTATCTTGATGGGGATACCGTTTCAATCAATGACAAGATGATCAATGATGGCCATGCCTGGGGCTATATGGGAGAGACAAAAGTTAAAGACTTTGTTGCACTTGCTAAGGCTAGAAAGAAGTCTGGTAAGTAATGAACCTAAGAAGCCAAGCAATGGTAGAGCATTTAATTATGCAAGGTGCCATAGAGATGGCTGGGATAGATGAAAAAGGCGAGATGCTTTATTCAATCACAGACAAACTAGAACTGGTTAATCCAACACTATATGCAGAACTAACAGAACAATATAAGCATCACATATTTCAAATGGTTAAGCAAGGCCCAAAGGCCATGACCTGGAAAATACGTGTTTAAATATATTGACATTTTCAATTTATGACAAAAGTGATACAATGGTTACCTGGGGGTATTTATGAACAACGTGTACGGAGCATTGGCTTTAACTATTCCCTTATTATTAGTAATAGGATATGTAGTATTCTTTAGAAACAGGACAGTTTATGAGCCTATGATGACTCAGTCTATGATTCATAATCAGTACTCTGTTAGAAGAAAGCATATTGAAAAAATAAATAGAAAAAGCCAATCAAAAATTCGTCAAGAAAAAGAAAATGTAAGAGTTATTATTGTTGAAAATGAAGCGTATTGGATCAAAGACAATACCTTTTATACAGCACCAATGGTAAACAACTTGATCGGAAAAGATTATGCTATGCAAGTTGACACGAGCACTATGGATAAGGTACAATTAGACAAGATGTTATTCATATTAGACAAACTAAGAGAAGGGATAAGCAATGATAGTAGGGGTGCAGGGAACGACTAGTTTCAACAACTACAACATTTTTCTTAGAGCAATGGCAGTTGCATTATCTGAACTAGAAGAAAATGACAAGGAGTTTTACTTGTACACGGCTGGTCCAGCAAACATTAGTGCAATGGCATCTGAATTTGTCAATCTTTCTGAAAGAGGGATGAAGTCTAGAGGAAAGTCAATCAAGTTATTCAGAGTTACGCCTGAATGGATTGAAGAAAACATGAGCAGTTTTAATCATTTTGCTTTTGTTTCTAATCCAAAAGAGCAGGCTTCTCGAATAGTAGGTTTATCAAAATCAAAAAACATCAACACAAACGTATACAACTTCTAAGGAGTAGACACAATGGTATCAATCAGTTCTCTTGAAAAAATGGAAGCAATTGTTTCCAAAAACAGCAACCTTTCCTGGGATGGATGGGATGTTGTAGAGATGACAAGGTCAGATAAGGCCTTTACATCAAAGCAAGGAGCATTAAAAGATAATGCTTGGCACTTAAAAAAGATCTTTGTCGTTTCTAGAACTGGATGGGAAATACCTGACAAGTATGTAAGGTAAAATGAATAAGTATGAGTGGAAAGATAATGCCTCATGCCTTGACTACGATACAAATGTATTTTTTGACAAGTATGAAGAAGATGAAATCTTAAGACCTGCAGTAGATCTAATATGTTCTAACTGCCCTGTAAGAAAAGAATGTTTTTCTGTAGGTATCTCTGGAAAAGAGTGGGGAGTTTGGGGTGGAGTCTACTTGGAAAATGGGGAAATATCAAAAGAGTTTTCTAGCCATAAGACAAAGACAGACTGGGGAATAACATGGCAGTCCCTAACAATGGAGTAATATGTATACAGATAAAATGAGAAGAGCGTTCAGATCTCTTAGATGTCCTGAAGGATTTTCTTTAGAGTTAGTAGATAATGACACATTCATAACCGTTAAGGCAAAAGAAAAAGTCTTTATGTCTCTTGAAACAGTTGAAAAGAAAAAGCAGGCTATAGAATATATGATCCGTGTAAAAAAGGCTTTGGAAGATAACGGAGCAATAGTTCTTTTGGTTAGAGAGGGTGGCAAAGAACTGTGATTGAATTAATTTTTATATGCATCTTGTCTTCTCTAACTTTGCTTTTCTTGTCTCTTTATATTATACAAAAAAAGGCTAACAAGGTTATTATTCAAAAGACTTTAGAGGCCATGCTAATCCAGCAATTAAGCAGCAACACAAACAAAACAGACAAAGATCAGTCCAATGAAGATTTTTTAAAATTTGTTTCAGATTCTCGTGACTGGGCGTACCAATATATAGAAGAGGTTCAAGAAGGATTAAATAATTTTATTACTGATATTGAGCCTGAGATAGAATACTTCAAAGAGTACGGAGACCTGGGCTCTATGGCACCAAACTATCACTCTATGAAAAAAATTGCTGGGGCTTATGAAGAACTAAAGAAACTGCTACCAGAAGACTATGATAGAATATAGTAATGATAACACTAAAGAGCACAAACAACATTAATATGTTTATGTGTGAAGAAGAATCCTGCGAAGAAGAGAGCACCCGCATTTGGGCTAGTTCACAAAGCAGAATTGCTGACCTGTGTGATTATCATTATAGTAAGGCAACAGAATGAAATTTTATTATTTTGGTGGAGTAATGGGTGATACAGAAAACATAAAGTCTCCATCAAACCTAAATAAGAATAACTTCTCTGGAGTAATGTTTACGCATGATATTCCAGAAGGCGATATGTTTGTTAAAACTGCAAAAGATATAAAGCAGGGTGAAGATATAAAATACTTAGTTGCTATTCGTCCATACACAATTTCCCCTCAGTATCTTTCTATGATTAATAGATCAATGGACAAGATAGATAGAGGGAGACTCCAGATCAATTTAATTTCTGGATATATAAAAGACCACGAAGACGGTGTTGGTGGTGTTGTTGGAGATGTCAATGATAACTCCAGTGCTGTTGATAGATCAAACTATATGATAGAGTTTCTTAACGTATTAAACGATATGAACCAAGATAAGGAGTCTCCAGGATACTGGCGTGACCCAAACCATAAAAACAAACTAGATGTATATGTTTCAACAACTAACAGTTATGTGTTTGAAACAGTAAAAAAGTATGGCCATAAAATTATTCTGCCATACCATATCTATGCTCGTGGTGGATGGTCTGATTTCTTAAAAGATTCCTCTATATCTATTCCTTTGGAACTAGACGGTATAGAAGTGATGATTGCAATTACTCCCATTCTTAGAAAAACAGAAGAAGAACTTGACCTATTAACAAACCACGTAGTTCGACCAGTGTGGAGAAAGGGAGAGATCCCGCAGCCCGTTTTAGATGCTGCCTACTTTACATACGAACAGTTTGATGATCTCGTAAAGACTCTTGAAAGCAGGGGCATAAACCATATGCTTATTAATGCTGTTCCATCTGAAGAAGTAGATGTAATAGTGCCATTTATTAACCAGTATGTAGAATCAAGAAAAGGTTTTGTTAGTAACAAACTAACAAATGAATAAATATCCTAGGAGGAAAAAAAATGAACCAACAAATCAAAAACGCACTAGCGTCATACGGAAGATCAGTTCTTGGAGCAGCAACAGCAATGTATGCTTCTGGAGTTACAGATCCCCAGACACTGGCATACTCACTACTTGGAGCACTTGTGCCCGTTGTATTGAGAGCAGCCAACCCTAACGATCCTGCATTCGGCAAGATGCCATCTGTAGAAGAGGTAGATAAGGTAGTTAAGTCTGCAAAGGTTGTTAAGAAGACCGCAAAGAAGGCTCCTGCAAAGAAGTCATCTGGCGGAGGCAAGACAACTAATCAAGTAAAGTAATCTTACTATAGACTGGCAGGCTTGTTATTTGACAGGCCTGCTTTTCTATGTTATAATATTATTACCTGCCCATATGGGGGGTAAATTAACTTATTCGCTTGAAAGGGGAATAATATGGTAAAAACAGCACTGGATCTTTTTAATGATCCATTTTTTAATACCTTCTCAAACTTACAGAAGGTAACAACAACAACAAACTATCCACCTTATAATCAGGTTAAACTAAATGATAAAGAGTATATTCTTTCATTTGCTTTGGCTGGGTTCTCTAAGGATGATGTCTCAGTATCGCTAGATAATCGCAAACTTACAATCAAGGGCGAGAAGCAGGATGCTGAGTTACCAGAGGGTGCGGAGTATCTACATAAGGGCATTGCTGCTCGTAAGTTTACTGATATCTTCACTCTTCCTGAGTTTGTCGAAGTTGTTGGGGCTGAATTTAAGGACGGTATCTTAGATATCAGACTTGAAAAGCAGATCCCAGAAGATAAACTACCAAAAACTATTGAAATTCAATAGTATAATAGATACTATTCCGTCATGATACATGCAGTTGCTTATAGCAACCCTATTGCTGAGTACGGATAAGCCAGGGTCGCACCCTGGGAGACCTGAGCAAGTCCATAAACTGCTCCATTACTATGCTACAATATAATTGTCCCACACAGGACCTTAGTGATGGAGTAGTTACCCATTGGATAGAGACCGTGGCGCAAGTCAGGTGAATTGCCTGTGTGGGGCCTAATATTTTGCGGTATAATAATAACAATGACTGACAAAGAGTTGGACCATTATAATAAGCAGCAGTATAAGAAGATGCTTGCTAAGATAAAAGAGGATTCTGGCTGTGTAGATTGTGGTGTTGGTAACCATATAATCCTAGACTTTGATCACATAAGAGA